GAAATCTGAAGGGCAAAAGTAGTTGCCCCATTGGTTGCGCTATCTGTCGAAACCGTTGCTATAATGCCAACAATAGAACTTGCCTGTTTCGGAATTTGAATTGATGCGGTTGTGGATTGTCCGTATAAGCTACCTAAAGCTGTAAACGAATCGGCTGAAGTTAATGCCCCTTCTCTTGTTCGATAGAATGCCATGATTATGCCTTTATGCGGATTGGGCCAAGTTTGGCTAAGGTTCCGCTTGCGAACCCTTTTGTTAATGCTTTACCAATAAATGCCCCTGCGAGGGTGGCCGTTATTAGTTGTTTATTACTCTGAACACTCGTTTCAAGTGTATTTATTGCCCCTTTAATATTTCCGTTCATTGCCTGTTCAAGTGCTGAACCTGCGCCAGTAGATTGCATTAAACTTAATGCGGTTCCTGCTTCAATGGCTGATATATTAAATGTCTTTTTTGCCCTTCTTCGGGGGGCTTTACGTCTTGCTACCATACCCGCTTATTAGCAAGGCCCTTTAAAATGTTTGGAGATCTAGTAAATTGTATTTTAACCCCTATCTTGAAGGAATTTAATACGGTCGCCATGTTCTTTTAAGATAACCCAGAGGGCTTGTTGACCACATGATATACACTTTTCCGCTTTAGGCTTGTTTAATTTATTACAATCCCTCTGGTCACATTGCCAATAGTGGCGATATATATCTAAATCCGCGAGGGGTTGATATTCTTGTAATGCCATATTTACTATATGTGACATCGTGTAGCCTCTCTTATCAGCTAATTTATGAACTAACGCGAGCATTTTTGTATCTATAGTAAAGGATGTCCCCCTTACTTGTTTGCGTGGTCGGCCCATTAAATCCACCTGTTATCTTCTACTATTCGATGCTTGTAACTCTCAAAGGTTCCGTCGGCTTTCATAACGCTTAGACACGTTAATTTATTTTTGTTTACCATTCCACATCGACTGCAATGATTTGGGCCTCTGTCGTATGTTTTTCTTCGACGTTGTTGCTTTCGGGCATTTTTCAAATACCATGAAGCGGGTTTAAACTCTGGTTCAATTTCAGGCTCACTATAATCAAAATCTAAAACCTTTGTTTGTTTTTCGTCTACTGGTTTACCTTTACCAAAATAAAGTATATTCCATGTTCCATCTACGTTAATGGATATTGTGGCCGTTACTTCGACCGTCATGCTTTCAGTTCTTTTGTCTTGTCGCAATGTTACACCTAATCAAAACAATACAAGCACATATATAATATTATACTTATTCCCAGAATAAAAGAAAACATCAGTAATATAATATAAAAAGAGTAATCCGTTATATATATTATATTGGTTTAATACTATATTATATATACTATTTATTTAAAATTCCTTTCGGGAGAGGTGGTTTTGCGTTGATTACCCCCCCTTTTATAGCTTCAGAATCCTCTTTAGGGGCTATAATATGGCTTAAATTGGCCTTATTAGCCATATATTCGACCATTAAAGAAGTCCAATCACCGCTTTTGGCGTGCTTTCTAATATTGTTCATTGGGTCTAAATCTTTAGCTTTTTTGGTCATGGCTCCAACGGAACCAAAAAAAGAATCTTGAAAGTTTTGGAGTTTATCATGCATTCGGTTTTCTATCTCTTCTACTACTGCCTCTAAAGCTTCTAAGAGAACTTCGTCACTTTCGGGACTTTGAACCCATGTAGTCCATTTTTGACGCGATAACTCCGCTATATATTGACTCAAAAACCAATAAAAAATAGTCCAAACGGTAGCATATGCCAGTAATACATAAGTGTCAATCACCATTTAATTAGGTAGTTCCTTGAAAACTTCGTTGATCTAGTGAATCATACTTATACAACATTCTACTCTTGCTCTCTCTTCTGTTGTTGTAATTCAGTAAAAGCACCAAACAAAGGCTCAAACACGTTGGCCACATCAACATCAAAACCAGTTCGGGCTTTAATCTCGTCGCGTATAGGTTCGGGTAAAATGACATTTTGTAAAGTTTCCGGTATGCCCGCCATTGCTTTACCATAAAGCGCAACGCCTGAAGATACTGGTTGATTCTCAAAATCTAAGTCATCAGCAAACTGGGTAAAGGTTTGATTTGGGTTTTGTTCTCCGTGCCTTCTAATAAATGCCAAAATTAAAAACGGCAATATAATTAATAAAATGATTGCTAAGGCACCCAAACCCAAACCCTTGCCTGACCCCGATGAACTTAGAAAGGCCTTAAAATCCTCGTGTTTTCGATGGTCTTTTAGTGCATCCTCTTGAGCCTTTGTAACTTTCTTAAGGGTGAACCCTTCAGGAACTAAAGCAATTGGCATTAAAATTTCCCTTTCTTATAATCGGGTTTCCAATCTAATTGACCATAGTCAATTTTTAAAGGGTCTATAACAATTGGAGGTCTAAACCTCTGACCTTCGCCAGTTACTTGTAAATCTACTTTGGGTTTTTTTAATCGCCAATCATAATCAGGAGCGTAAACAACAGGCTGACCTGTCGGTGTAAACATTTTGCGACGTTTTAACAGGTCAACGATTAAGTATAACTCGGCTATCATTAGCGTTTACCCCCCCTTTTTTGTGTTTTTCTGAACGCTACAGCCATCTTTTTGAGGTTTAATTTGCCGTTGCGGTATCTAAAGCGCGGTTTCTTGCTGTTAGCTTTAACGTATTTGTTCCACGCTGAAAGCTTGCGCACTTTCTTGCGTGGGTATGTTTGTGTGGCGCTATATTCTTTAGCTTCTAAGGGGCCGTATCCCTCTTTACCTGCCCTTACGCCATCCTGAAAGCCTAAACGGTAATACTCGCGCTCTCTTGATGTAGGCATTTAATTAGATACTCCCTTGAAAAGTTCCTTGATCTAGTAAATCATACTTATAGAACATTATACGAGCCTCATAAACGCGGTTTCTATATCAGACTCCCCGCCACTATTATTAGTAATAATAAATTGTAATAGCTTTTGTTCCATAAATATATCACGTAATAAAAATATATTCCATACGTCAGCGGTTAAGCTTTCAGCGCCATCACTAAATAATTCAGTCATATCGCTCGGCACTGTTTGAGGTTCATTACCTCTTAATGTGGTTCCTGCGTTTACATCTCTTAAGTTAGCAAAGGAAAGGTCAGCAGGCCCCATTATTGCCTTAATGGCATAATTGCCTCCGTTAGTTGGTCTAATAGCCATATACAAGTGCTTGAACCCCGTCATATCAATAGGCCATATAGTTCCGCTTGCAACTTGAGGTTGTGTTATAGTGCCAGTATTAGGAATCCCTACATCTACACCAAAACTATGGAATTGTTCTTCGCTTGATTTTAATCCTTTCCAATCGCCCTTTTCATCTACAAAGCCAGTTGTTAAGGTCGGCCTTATTTCTTGAACTACATCTATAGTTCCGTTAACTGTAGCTGATTGAACGCCCGCTTTTCTTTCTATACTAAATGGCGCGTAGCCTTCGCGCTTCTGAGCCATATTAATCTTATGCGAAAACCAAAGTGACCGCGCAACTTGCGGAGCCTACATCCGTGTCCATTGCCATCGCGACACTTACCTGATTAGAACCAACAACCGGAATTGCAACATCTAAATTAAATGGTAGATTAGTAGTGCCATTGCTTACGCTTGTTCCGTCAACACCTTGTGAACCTACAACCATTGTTTCTTGTCCTTGAGATAAACCATCCCCTGAAATCTGAAGGGCAAAAGTAGTTGCCCCATTGGTTGCGCTATCTGTCGAAACCGTTGCTATAATGCCAACAATAGAACTTGCCTGTTTCGGAATTTGAATTGATGCGGTTGTGGATTGTCCGTATAAGCTACCTAAAGCTGTA